CGTCAAGGTGCCAAGCGTGAGCCACGACGTGCCGTCATTGCTGACCTGAATCAGCACGGTAGCCGAGACCGCGCCCGTGCCGCTCACCGTGGCCTGTACGGTCGCGCCGGGGCCGGGAGCCTCGCGGGTCGTGCCGGTGCCCGTGGTCGCCCGAGCGGTAAAAAGCGGAATTGCCTGTGCCATCGCCATATGAGTATCCCGTGTCCGTGGTGGTGAAAGTTAGAGCGGTTCGTCGCTGTACGCCAAGACGCAGCGGCAGTTGATGACTTCCGCAGCCGGTCCAGTCGGATCGAGCGGATACATCAGCCCGTTGCTGAATACATCGTTGATGCCGATACGGCCCTGCGCCATACACGCCGTATGGGTCTCCCGGGTCTCGGCGTCCGAGAAAGCGAGCCACTCCTTGGTGCGGTAGAGGTCGCCCATCTCCTGCGCTTGGTCCCACGATCCCTGTGACAACGCCCCAGCCGACTCGGTGCGGGCAATCATCGTGGACCGTGCATCGACCCGCTCCTCGCCATAGACGGCACGGCCCACCAGTCGGGCGGTCTCCGTGACGGTCAGCCCCGCCCGCTCGGACGCCTCGATGACCGCCAAGACCTCACGGGCCGTGGTATCGCCAATCAGGTTAGCGAGACGGGCCGTCCGCTTGCGGATTGCCTCGCGCACGGTCGCCACGGAACGGCCCGCCAGCCCGGACTCCTGCACGTCGGCCTTGAGATCGGCCCCGGTCCCGGCCACCTCCGTCGCCCCGAACGCGTAGCTCTTGGCGACGAGCGGGGTAAAGGACTCCTGCCACGCGGTATCGACCTCACCACCCGTGCGGTAGGCGTCAAGCACCCGAGCGCGAGCGGTCGCGAAGTCGCCCGCGGAGGCGATGGACTTGGTCATCTTGGGCCGCTCGGCGCGAAAGAGCGCGGCAGCGGTCGCTTGATAGGTCTGCTCCGTGCGGTCGAGTTCCTGCATCGCCCGCTCCCAGACGCCACGCTTCCGCGCCATCGCCTCGTCCGGCATTGCAGGCATCTCGGGGGCTTCGGGGGCTTCGGGGGCTTCCGGCTCCTCCTCCGGGGCCTCAAACCCTTCCAGCCCAGCGATCATCTCGTCGATGAGCGCGGCGTTCACGTTTGGGAACGCGGCCAAGAGCGCGGCCTTGACGGTCTGCGCGGGGAGTTCCTTCTCAACGAGGGCTTCCAAGAGTTCGACCAACTGCTCAATCTGGTCGCCGTCAAGCGCGTCCTCGACGTATGCCCGGACCTGCACTCGGTTGATGCGGCGGGTCGGCGGTTCCACCACGTCCGGCGTCGCGCCCTCTCCGGGCACGTCGTCCACCGACTCGGCGGCGATCTGCTTGGGCGCATTCGTATCCCCACCGACCATCGGCGTCTCGTTGTCCGTTGCCGGGGGCTGGTCGAGGATGATGGACGGGTCGATGACCGCGACCGCGGCGGGAATCAAGTCCTTGCCAGCGGTCTTGAGGATGCTGTCGGTCGGCTCGGGAAGCGGCGAGAGCTTGATCGCCGCACGGCTTTCCTCCCACGTGCGGAGGCCCATATCGTACTCGGCCCGGATGCGGGTCGAGGTCTCGGTATCGTTCTCGACGAGGTCGCGCAGCTTGTCGTGGTCGTAGGTAATCCACACGTCGCCGAACTCGGGCGCGAGCCAATGGTTCAGCTCGTCCTCCAACGCGGAGAACATCGGCTCGATCGTGTGCTGGACAAGCCGTGCGCGGGCCTCGGCGTACTGGACGCCAGATAGCCCGCCGTCGCTCGACGCGGACGCGATACCGACCATCCGTGGGTCTACGCCGAACGCTGCGCAGATGTCCTCACGGGACACGCGCCGGAGGTCGGGGAATTCAAGGTCCGAAAGCGTGAAGCCGAGCGGTTTGATATCCTTGACCGCACCGAAGAAGGCCGGAGTACCCCGCTTTCCGCGATCGACCACGCGGGCGCGATAGCGGTCCTGCATCGCGCTGGCATCCTCGCTCGTCGCCTCGTCCGACATAATGACGGCGAACGTCGGGGTGCCGTCATTGGTCACGACCTGCCGGACGTACTGCGTCGCCTCGTTGTCCGCGAGCATCGACGCAATGGCCGTCGCGCCGCGGGGATAGCCGAACACGTCGGCTTGGAAGGGACGCGGCATATCGAGGTCGCGGAAATGCAGCATATCCTCGACCGGCACCTGCACGACGATGCCCGCCCAATTCGAGTAGTCGTAGCGACGCGGATCGCCCTCGGGGTCAATCCAGACCTGCTGCATCGATTCCGCGTTGATGGGCCGCAGACCAAATGGCGCACGATTCGGCGCGGTGCGGTCCATCTGGAAGAACGAGTTCCCGTAGCCGAGATAATCCACGGCAAACCGCGCCCGGAACTGGCGAGCCGTGAGGCGCGGAGCGGGATAGTCAAGGAGCTTCTGCAACGGGTGGTCATCGCCAACGCGGGACTCGTAGTTGCCACGCTCCTGCAACACCACGAGCGGCACCGACGCCACGATGTCGGCCACCGCTCGGATACACGCGTGAACCACGGGATGACGGCTAAACCCCTGATTGCGGATTGTCGCGCCGTCGTAGCGATACTCGCCCGGATTCGCGGTACGGACCAACGCCATCTGCGACTGCCCAGCTGGCTGCGTCGGATACGTGGTCTGAATAATGGCGCGGGACTCCTCACCGCGCTCGGTCGTATCAGAGAGGACGCGGAGCGCATCGCTCACGCGAACCAGAAACGGCTTGCGCTTGGAAGGTGTCAAACGTGCGCCCCGCTATAATGGGTGGAACCCGCCACCCACAAGCCTACGCGAAAGGAAGCAACCGCGCAAGGGTACGCGTGTCAGATGACAAACACGCTCGGCCCCTTCTTGATGAGCGGTGACAAGGCGTAGCGCACGGCGTCCCAGATGTGGTCGTTGCCGGAGACCAAGTGGGGCAGGACTTCCTCGGTACGCGGGTCGGTCTTGTACCGCCAGAGACGGGCCTCCTCGATCGCCCGTCGGCACCGGGGATGAATCACGATGTCGGTATAGGTTCGAAGGTGCTGAATGCCGTCTTGCACGGAACCGGACCACTTGGGCGCAGCCTCGGTGCGGAACCCGCGCTTCTTCATTTCGGCAATCGTTTCGGGCCGCGCCGCGTCCGCTCGGATGACGTAGGCCCGTGCGTCCGGGATGGTGTCAAACGCCTTGGCTGTCGCATCGCTGTCAAGCTGAACGCCGCCAGCCTCGTACTCGACGTAAAGCCGCCCGTCGTAAAGCCAGAGCTTGACAAGGGTGGTTGGGTCGTGCGCGAAACCCCAGTCCGCGCCGAAGTACGGGCCTTGCCAGCCGTCACCGGGAGTGAACTCGGCTACGCGCCACTTGCCAGCCAAGACCTGCGCGTCCGACCGCGCCCACGGCTTGCCGCCCCAGACGTGCGCGTGAGCCTCGGGATCAGCCTTGAGCAGGGCGTCGGCCTCCTCCTTCAGGACCGATGGGAACCACGGGTTGTCAAGGTAGCTGACGAGCCGGACGACCGACCGCTCGGGTGGTGTCTTGACGAACCGCTGGTATGTCGGGTCGGATTCCAAAGCGGGGTTAAACGTCACCCAGATCTCGGACCCCGGCTTGCGGATGGTGGGAACGAGGGTGCGCCAGCTATGATCGGAGACGGCCTCGGCCTCCTCGACCCAGCAGATGTCGATGCCTTCCGTGGACTTGATTTGGGCGATGTCCCGGCGCAACCCCTTGAACAGGAACTCGGTCCCGTTGGCCCCCAAGATGGCCGACTCTTGGATCGTGTAGAAGCCGGAGAGTCCGAGCAGGTCAATCTGGTCGGCGAGGACGCGATGCACCGAGTCGCGGATGCTCGCCTGATACTCGCGGGCGCAGAGAATCCGCAGCGGAGTGGAGAGCCCGTGGATGAGCAGGGCGCGGGCGTACTGCCACGACTTCGCCGAGCCACGGCCCCCGTAGGACACGCGGTAGCGCAACTGGCCGAGCGTCGGCGTGTAGAGAAACCCGAACGCCTTGGGCGTGGGGACCGAGAGCGCGGTCACCCGAAGAGGTCCGGGTCCGGCGTCTGCGTCGCCCAATGCGCGATGCGCTTGCGGGCGATCTCGACGTACTCGGCCTCAAGCTCGGCCCCGAGGTAGCGGAACCCTTCGAGGACCGCCGCGCATCCGGTCGAGCCAGAGCCGTTGAAGGGGTCGAGGACGAGTCCCCCCGGTGGCGTGACGAGTCGGCAAAGCCAGCGCATCAGGGCGATGGGCTTGACGGTCGGATGCCCATTCGACTCACATCCCGCCTCCCGTTCGCGGCGGGACGCCTTCGCGGTATAGAAATATCGGCTCTCTGGGAACATCGCCGCCGCGTCCTCGTCCAGTACCACGTTGGCGGGCCAGCGACCGGGTGGGTTGTAGTTCCCCTTCTCTGCACCTGTGCGATTATCTGGCGAGTAGATGCCGTGGTTGCTCGGCTTGCTGTCGAAGTCTCCGTGGCGGTTCTTGTTCTTGCTTTCCCGCTCGTCCGCTTCGTTGGCGAATCCAATCCGGCACCCGTCCACGTTGATCCCGCCTGTCCCGTACTGCGTGACGTTCGCCGCAACCGTCCCCGTCAACGGCTTGCGGGCGAGGATGATAGGCTCCCACGCGGGCTTGAGCGCGGTGCCCCATCCGGCCCACCGCTTGGCGAGATCGGTGGCGGGGGCGGTGTCTGCATACTCAACGTTGCTCGCATCGTTGCCGTATGTCTCGCTCGCAAAGGCGTGACCCTTTGGCACCTCGCGCCGCCCAATCACCTCACGCTCGGCTTCTGCGGCAAACAACCCATCAAAACGTGAACCAAGATTTACCGTATCTCGAATAATGCAGTAGTCGCGAAAGTTCGGAACCGCTGGTTGAGAGCCAGCAGTCAAATAGTGCGACAACATAAAGTTGCCAAGGCATTCTTGTAATTGCGTTCTACTGATGCCAGCGTCCTGCATTGCTTTCTTTACGGCATCTCGAAACTCTGTAAAATCAGCAACCGCGCCACCACGCTTATCTATCGCCTTGCTCACATCCAGCGACTTCGGGAACCCGGACCCGTAGAGCCACGACAGGCAGTCCCGCACTTCCCACCCCGCGTCCTCGATGGCGACCGCGAGACGGTGGAACGTCCGCGTCCCGCCGAACGCGACGAGGTGCGCTCCCGGCTTGGCGACCCGCAGGGCTTCCGTCCAGAACTCGACGCCGGGGACGCCGTGATCCCATTCCTTCCCCATAAAGGCGAGGCCGTACGGTGGATCACTAACGATGGCGTCCACGCTGTCGGCGGGGAGTGACCGCATCACGTCGCGGCAGTCCCCGTGGCGTACTTCCCACGTTGTCATTAGTCCTCGATGGAGGGGGCGATGAGTTCGACGCGGATCGCGGACGGGGCAATCGGTTGGTTGCCGCTGGTCACATCAATCGGGATGAGCTTGGTGGCGAGCGGGTAGAACTTCTCTGGATTGGCTGCGCCCCATTCGTGGAGCGGAATCTGCTCGTTGACCAGCGCGAAGGCTTCGATCCACGCCTCGCGCACAGTCTTGGTGGCCTTGTTCGGGGTGCCTTTCTTCCGGCCCCCGGTCTTGGGTAGTCCTTTGGGTCGCGCCATATGCAGTCAATCTATGACGGATTGGACACTTGGCAAGCGTGACGCGTGATGCGAGGTCGGGTCAACGGGCGGGTATGCTCGGAGGAGACGTGCCCTCACCGGCCTTACGAGCGAAGTGGCGACCGAATGCAGTCGGGACGGTTTCGCCCCACCACGCGTCCGCTTGTCAAGTGCTACTCCTCGGGATTGCCGAGGGTTTCGGTCGGTTTGCGCTTGGGAAGCTGGTCCTCGGTTGGCGCATATCCGGGCGTGTCAACGTAGCCGTGGAATGTCTCGTCCCAATTGGCCTTGAAGTGGTCGGCGGGGACGGAGAGTGGGCGCGGGGTGTCGCCTTTGCCGTTGCTCATTGCCGGTCTCCTTGCTTGAAGGCGGTGCGGTAGGCCGTGCGGATGGTGAGGATGGACGACAAGACAATCAGAAACGGCAACGTCAGGGCGAGCATCGCCACGGTGAGCGTGGTATCAGCGGCGCGGTGCAATCGGGCGAGACGGGGCATTGCGGTGGTCCTGTGGTGGCGGGTAGGCGCGTTCCCCGGTCAGGGCGCATTCGAGGTTGTGGATCTTGACGGCGTCCACGTCGGAGCGTCCGTCGTGGCAGACGGGGCAATGGAGGATCACGGTTGGGCCGAGCGGCGGCGAGCGGCGGCTTTCTTCCCGCGCTCGGAGTTGCGCTTGCGGATGACGGCCATCGCCGCGTTGAAGCCGTCGTCATAGCTACCCTTGTCGTCCCGTGGGTCGATGGAGCTTGATTGGTGCGCCCAGAGGATGCCGGAAATGACACCGAGGCCGTAAGAGGTCAGGATGGTCGAGAGCAGGCCAATCATTGCGACTCCGGGGTAGCGGGGTGGGTGGAGCGGGTGGACTTCTGGGCACGACGCTCGGCGGCGCGTTTGAGATAGCGGGGCCGAATGACCTGCTCAAGATACGTGAGCCGACGCTTGGCGATGGTGACCGGCGACTGGCCGATGATGGGCTTGGTATAGTGCAAGCGGGAGATGCGCCGAACCTGATGCGGCGACCAGTAGGCGCGGCGGGTGTTGTCCTCGTTGAGCATCAACGGAGTGGTGAGCAGTTGCTCGCCGTACCGCCGGACTTGCGACTCCTTGGTGTTGAGCCGCGTGGCAATTTCCTTGGTTGTCAGGTAGCCCTCGGGCCGGAGCGAGGTGCGCGGGATCTCCTTCTCGCGTTCCGGCTGTGGCTTGGTTGGCGGTGCGGGTGGCGTGTATCGCTTGTCCACGCGATAGGACGCGGCAGACACGACGGGGCCGGGGCCGAGAAGCCGCTGGGCGGTCACCTTGTCAGGCGCGGTCACCGTGCGCTGGATCGTCCCGTCGTGGGACAGCAGGTGCCAGTTCATCGGGCGACCCTCGAAAGGAGCCACATCGCAGCGAGACCGACGACGAACACGGTCAGCCCGACCAGCCGGAACTCACCGGCAGAGAGCGGGTCGCGCATTAGTGAGCCGTCCGTTCGAGCTTGTTGAGCGAGGCCGAGACGCAATGCCAGAATGTCCACTTGAACACGTCGGACTCGGTGATGGTGCGCCGTTCGATGGCGGGGGAGATGTAAAGCGCACGAGCCGCACGGCTTCCGGCTTTGATACGGGCCGTGGTCATTCCGTACTTGAGGACCATCTGACGGGCGATCCGTTCTTGACGTTGCATTGCCTTGGTCTCCTGATAGGGGAGGGGCCGCACCACGCGGCCCGTGACGTACTCTGGGTTACTTCGCCAACTCGCGAGTCTGGCCGATTCCGTCAATGTTGACCAGTTGCACATAGATCGTGCGATGCTTCCCGCGGAGCCATTCGCTAACGCTTGCCGCGCTCCCATCCTTGACGTGGACCTTGCCGTGCGATGCCTTCGCGAACGTGGTGTTGCACAGATGCTTTCCGCAGATGCGGCAGGCGACCATCGAGCGGAAGTTCTTGCCCTCCGTGCGCTCGAAGATGGTCTCGCCGTGGAAGAGTCTCTGGGTCTGCATTGCGGTCTCCGATGGGAGGTCGGCGTCATTGCCGACCCGTGAAGGATAGGGGGGGGCTTGTCGGCTGTCAACCCCCCCATCCCACAGGGTCAGGCGGGCACCGGCTCCGGGGCCGGGGACTGCATATCCCCTGCATATGCAACCCGAGCGGCCCGAAGGTCGGCCACGGCCTCGGGGCTGACCGCCCAGAAATACCCTCGAGCGGTGCGGGTGGTCGGCTCCTGTCGGGCCTCAATGGTCCCGGCCTTGATACGCTGGTGGACGGCTTGGCGGGAGATGCCGATGGCGCGAGCGGCGTCAGAGACGGACATCCACGGGGTCTGCGTCATTGCTTCCAATCCTCTACGGTGATGAGTAATGCCCCGTTCTTGGGGCGGTCGTGCCGGTACAGGTGCAACTCCACAATCTGGTCGTCATCGGCCCACAGGACGCGGTTGAGGGCGTCCAGCGCGACCTTGGCGCGGTTGTCCAAGTCCCCCGACCGGCGGGATCGGAACCACTCGAGGGTGACGATTATAGGCTTTCCAGCCGGAAAGGGAAAGAGACCCCCTAACCGATACCCCGCCGCGGTCGCCCGCAGCAGGACCGCCGCCTTGTACCCCTGTGCCTCCGGGGACAGGTAGGTCCGACCACGACCGACCCGCCAGTAGCGGTTCGTGGACGGCGGCTCGGGTAGCTCAAGACTGACCTTCATCGGCTTTGGCTGGTTGGGTCTGCGCCCAGCGGAACTGCGTGACGTAGGCGAGGTACGGGAGCTTGGACACCGGAAGGCCGAGCGATTCCCAACCTTTCGCGTGTTGGAGCCGGTGGCAGGATGAGCAGAGCGGCACCGTGTCGTGATAGTCGGCCTTTCGGCCCACCCCGCCGGACTTGGTATGCGCGGTCTCGCACGGCCCCTGCCCGCAGGCTACGCACGGCTGTGCCCGCATCCACTCCACCCGCGCCTTGGACCCGTACACGCGAGCAAAGTCTGCGGTGGTGCGCTTCTTGGCCTTTGGCTTGGCCTTGCTGACCAACTTGGTCTTGCGCTTCATCGGGGTGCGCTTCACCGGCCCTCCCCCAGCTTGGCCGGGGTTCGCAGTTCCTTGAGGACTTCCGCAGCCCGTTCCGCGTACCACGCCGCCTTGCGAAGGTCTTGTTCGCCGTCCCATTTCCGATCCACGCGCCACAGGTACTTGATGGCATTGCCCCGGCAGTAGGCCACAAATCCCTTGTCCCCCAACGCGGCTCGGATGGCCGCGATGCACTCGACCGACCCCGCCGTGTAATGCGCGGGGTGGTTCACGGGATCATCAGGCCACATCGGACGCCCCGTACCGAGAGGCGGTCCATCGCGCCACTTGCACCCGCGCCCAATGCTCCGGGTAGAACCGCGAGACCACGCGGTTGCCCCGGTACTGCGTCGGCAGCGTCAAAGCCGTCGGCTCCGGCTTGGCCTGTACGCGGTCCTGCCACGTCATCGCCGCCAGCCGCGCCTCAATCTCGTCAATCGGCATCGTTGAGCCTCACGGGTTGGGCGCGGCAAGCCGCGCAGGTCTGGTCCACGTCGTCTCCGCAGTAACGGCAGACCTCGGCGTGGCGGCGGTCGAAGTCATCAATGCCGCTGTTCTCCCAATCACCGTCCGACAGGTCAAAGTCACCGGCCACAAGCCACCTCCATTCCAAGGTCAGTAATGCGCCGAACCATTCGGTCGGTGCGCGTGTCAGGGTCCGGGCGGCTGATCGCCGTATCCGTGAGCCAGCCCATCCGCATCAGTTCCGAGCATCGCGTGGCGTATTCGGAGCGCAGATCCAGCCCCGCCAGTTCCGCAGCCTCCCGGTCGGTCAAACCCTCCGGGTTGGCGCGGTGGGCCGCGAGGAGCTTGGCCTTTGCCGTCCCCGACTTGGGCGCGACCTGCTTCGCCGCCCGATGGCTGGTCTCGGGATCGGTCAGGCGGGCCTTCTGTTGCTGGACGGCAAACAGGCCGAAGTCCACCGCCGTGCGCTTCCGTTGCAGGTAGAGTTCGGTTTCATCCGGGAAGTGTTTCATCGTGGCTCCGAGGCGGCGTAGCGAGTCAGATGGTTCCCACGATTGATGCGGTCGGTGATGGACTGGATGGCGTTCTCGGTCATCAACCACTCGGCCCGGCCCGACTCGATGGCGTTGAGGAATGTCATATATGTCAGATGAGTCCGGCTCATCGCCTCGATCTTGCCCTCGGTCGCCTTCTCGCCGGAGTCCGTCAAATCGCGCCGGACCTGTAGCTCGGCCATCGCGAGCGCGACCTTCCGGCGGTGTTCCGAGGTACCAAACGGCCCGTACAGGGCGTAAAGGGATGCGGCCTGCGCGACCAACTGCTCGCGTTCAGCGAGCAGAAGGTCAAGCGGGGCAATCCCGACGCGGGTCTCGATGTCAGACATCAGAACGGGAGGTCATCCGTGGCGTCCGCATCCGACGGCGGCGGGAACTTGTCATAGCTCGGCGCGGCAGTCGGCGGCTGGATGCGCTTGGTCGCCGGAGTGGACGGCGTGGCATTCGCCGTCGCGTTTGCCGTCGTGGGCGTGTCGGGCTGGATGCCCTTGTCCTTCCACGCAATCCACACCGAAGCCGTTGCCGCCTGTACCGCCGAGGCGTCAAGTGCGATGCCGTGCGCCTTGCAGGTCTTGGCAAGGTGTCCCGCGACCGCGCCCCACAGCAGGGCGTACTGCCCGAGCATCGCCTCGCGCCGAGCCGCGACATCCGGGTTGACGGGCTGGGCCGGGACCGAAGGCGTGGTGGCCGTGGGCGGGGCCAGTCGCTTGGTCGGTGCGGCCTTGGGACCAGCGGGGTCGATGTTCCAATACGGCTTACCGCTCGGGTTCGCGGCCCGCGAGAAGCGCAGCGTCTCCCCGACGCAGGTCTCGGCGTCCAGTCCGAGCCGAGACAACTGCTTCTGTGCCGTCGCCTCCGGCATCAGCGGCGTCTCGACTTCCACCCCGTCATCCATCGTCCCGCTGAACACCATCCGATCCCCAAACTTGGTATTGATGGTCTTGCACGACGAGACCGTGAAGGTCGCCTCGTCACCTGCGTTGTCCAGCGTCAGCTTGTTAGCCATTGGTCGTTCCTTGGGGACGCGTCCCCGGTGAAGTGATCCCGCCGCCGTGCGGGAGGAGCCGAGCGAATCTCGCCCGAGACCCCGTGATCGCCTCGACCGCGTCGAGGAGAGACATCTCGGCGTTCGTCAACGGGAACGCCGCCTGATTGTGCTGGATGGACTCCATCAAGGTGAGCGGGGCCGGATGGCCCTCGTGCATCTCATCCCCGATGCGCCGAAGGATTTCGGACACGTTCGCCAGATACTTGAGCGCGAGGTCAAGGTCACCCATCTGCTTCCGGGTGTATTCCTCGAAGGTCCAATCGGAGTAATCCTCGGTCACGTGGCCCCCGCAGCGAGATCGGCCTCGTGATCGCTCATCACGCATTCGTCCCAGATGACCTCTGCAAACCGCCACGACCGCTTCCCGTTCGGAAGCGTCACCATCTGGGCGACCGAGCCGTCCGCGTGGAAGGCCAGCATCCCGAACCGCGGGTCATACAAGACCTGCACCAACTTCTCACGTCCGTCCTGCATAGCTACCTCCGATGGGAGAGTGAACCAGCGATGACAAGAGTACCGCCTTACTTGCCGCCTGTCAATAGCCCCGCCCTATTTCCCAGCGGTGGGCCTCGGCCATTGGCAGGTAGGCGTTGCGCCGGATAACGGTCTCCGGGCCGACCGAAGTGGCAAGCGTTCGGCTACTGGCGACCGTCCAGCCAATCACCGGCAGACCAGCTTTGTCACCGATTGGCCAGTAGAGCCGTGCCCCGTCGGATAACTCTGTCAACAGGAAAGACGGGACGCCCAACGCCTTACTCGTGGCAAGCAGGGTGGTAAGCTTGTCCTCCGTGACCAAGTACGAGCCATAACTGGCGATCTTCGGCAGGTCGTAGCTAATGCGCGTCTTGGCCTCGACGACGGCGACCAGCACACCATCCCGGCTGTACACGGCATCGAGCGTAGCGGGAACGTCGGGTGGGGAGCAATGGGCGGTCGAATGCGTAAAGGTGCCGAAGTCGCGGATAAGACGGCGACCGCGGTATTCGTGGG